GCATATTTCTCGACGCTCAGCCGCACAGGCAGGGAGTGAACCGACAGGGCGTGGTTCTTCGCGTACTCTATCCATCTCTTGTCCTTGCTCGACACTATGGCTGGTAATCGCGTTGTACCCGGTAGAACCGTGTCACACATGATCGATGGTGTGATCTTGGTGTCCTTGCCGTACTCTGCCTTGGGCATACAACCCAGCTCCATGAAGTCGCCTTGAGGAAAGTCCGCCTGTGGAATGTTGAAATCGTAGGCGTCCTCGGGGTTACAATCCATAGCAACACTGGGAGCCATCGCTAAAAGGGCGTCAGTTATGGCGATCATAGACACATGGACGAAATACGAAACGTCCTTAACGGCACCTGCATAGATGCCTAGAATGCGTCGCTGAGGACCCTTGCCGTGTAGCAACGGCGATCCGCACATGCCTTCACCCAGTTCAAAGCCGTAACCGGCCAGGGAGTTGGACCTGTACAGAACAACAGTTCCACCATCGTAGTGTAGGTTGGTCTTGTCAAACTCGTTAATGCCATATGAGCCACGCGTGACACTACCGTCGAACCTGTGAACTTCGGCTGCACCGCCCGCTTTGAGCTCCGCTCCAGCTTGGGACGTCAGGAATCCAACCAGATCTTTCTTCTGGTACACGCTCATAGGCAAATTGAACAAACACACATCGTGAGTGTCCGATCGGTACACGTCGCTCTCTCCAATCGTAAAGTCCAGCGTCTCGATTTCTCCGTCTTTTCTGAACGGCTCAAAGACCTTGACCGAAAGGCGGAACAATCCTCCGTCGTTCTCTTTCAACGTGTGCGAGTTAGTGAGCACCGTTCTGCCCCGGATGATAAATCCGGTTCCACGGGTTCGCTTGTTCGACGTGAACTCACCACTCAAATTGCACTCGCGAACGGCAATCTCGACCAATGCCTTTCGAACGTGGTCATCGACAGGATCGTCCAGTGCAACAGGGTCAACACAGAGCTGGTCTGAGGACCCAGACTCTTCAGTGTCATCTGAATGACACCTGCCAGAATCCGGGTTCACAGCTTCACCCCATGCTCGCTTTTCTGCGCGGGTTTGCTGTCTGCGCTTTCGAGAGCTATGATTTGCAGCCACTTGATCGTACGACACCTCATCGTCTGAATGTGCCTTTCCTGTCGGAGAGAACGATCTAATGAGCTTGATGCCCAACGCCAACGCGACGGCCGCCAATGCAACTCCACCCACGATCAACGCTGCAACAGCAGGGTGCTTGGGAGTGAACTGCGTCAACAATTCCTTCACATCTATGGTGTCTTCCGCATCGACTGCGGGTGCTCCTCGATGGTAGTAGTACTTAGCTCTTGCTCTGAGCCTCTGATATCTGCCCATGTAGGCCGGTTCACAGCGCATAACGTCGCGAACATGTCCGCCTGCCAGTGCCGAACACCAGCAATACCCACGGAGGCAAATAATTCCTTGTTCCTTCAAGTCGCCTCTGTACAACTCTGTGGCAACAGCGATTCGATCGACTTGCTCCATCGTCAACGCATGTTCGCCGCTAGCCGTCGCAAGCTCTCGGACAATCTCGTCAGCCCACGACCAGGTGCCGCGTCTTTGGGAGAGGTCATAGCGCAATCCGTCGAAATGCAACCCCACATGTGTGTGTGCAGAGCCGCTTTGGACAGTTGCAGGATCTCCTTCGATAGCATCGGCAACCTCCTCCACGATTGTTGGTCTAGCGATCACAACTGGTGGGAGCCCCAACGCAGTTAACGACGATCGCAAGCCACTGATGTCGTTCGTGGCACGCGGTTTGATGTGGCCTCTAGTATCGATCTTCATGTTCGATATGACAGACACTTCTTTTGCCAACGTGTCGATGAACTCCTTGCGGACGTCTTCGAACATAGCTCGAATAGACATCCACGGCTGCGCAAACGTCGTTGCCTCTGGCAACGGCGCTGCATCTGCTTGCAGTACACCACCACTGAACAACGTGTAACGCTTCGCTTCCAGCTTGTCGTCCCACTCGTCGAACACCGATCTCTCTGTGGTCCACGCATCGTCGCCTGCCTTTGTCAAGGGAATCGTCTTTCCGTCCTTTCGCCTAACTTCAACCAGGTAGTTGAAGCGACGATAGTACGCAGTGGCGTCTCTGATAACCTGGCTTTTATACGGTCGCCTCTGGTTAGAGGTTGCCATAATGGCCAGCGATGAGAACGTTGCACCTTTGCAACCGTTCGGGTCATCAGGATCCAACGATGCCATTTCAATGGGCACACGAGTGTTCGTGCAGTAGTCCAGAATAATCTGTGACTCGTCCACCATGCCTGCCGGCGGTGCGGTCGATCCGAAGTCGTCCAGCAACACAACGGGCTGATTGTGATATCGGTCCCAATGCTTCATGTTGATACGGCGCGGGTAGTACTCAGCGTCTTCTCCAAACATGTGCTTCGTTAGCGCGGGTATCATCGTCGACTTTCCGATTCCGGGTAATCCATGCATGTAGAACACGAATGGTGTCACAGCCGATCCAGCGGTGTTGTCCACAATACTGGCCGCCACAAACGCGGGCTCGAGGTCTTCGACATCCTTCAGAAAGACTCTGAATTTTGAAAGGACTTTGTAGTCAAAACCTCGTTCCTTGATGGAGTCCGCTAATTTGCGCGCCTCCCGATACGCACTGATCATCTCCTTCCTTTTCAAAGGATCACACAGGCGCATCA